CCGTGTTGGTGAGGAGAAAGCTAATGCTAAATCTGCTCGTGCCACTGGTCGTGGTACAAAGTATCACTCTATTGCAGAGGATTACTTTAACAACAACTTAGACCTGAAGAAGTACAGCAAGTTCCCTCTCCCTGTGTTGATGTTTCATCACAGTAGGGATACTCTGGACCGTATAAATAATATTTACTTACAGGAAGCGGCGCTCTACTCTAAGCATTTAGAATTGGCAGGGCGTGTAGATTGTATCGCTGAGTTCGACGGTGTGCTGTCTATCATTGATTTCAAGACAGCGGAAGAACCCAAGCGTGAAGAATACTTATACGATTACTTCGTTCAGGAAACTGCATACGCATGTATGCTGCAAGAAAACTACGGGTTGAGTGTCAAACAACTCGTTACTATCGTTGCTTGTGAAAACGGAGAGACTCAAGTCAAGGTGCTTCCACCTAAGAAAGAATACTTCATCAGACTGATGAGTTACATCGAGGAATACCAAGAACGATATGGACAAAAAACAATTATTAGAGGATAAATTTATGACCGCTGCGAGATTCTCGCAGGAAGTGGAGAAGATTGCACTACACAATCCAGAAATGAATTACATTGATTCGGTTATCCACTACTGTGAGGTGAATGAAATTGAACTAGATAGTGTTGGTAAACTGATCAGTAAACCATTGAAAGAAAAGTTGCGCCATGAGGCACAGCAGTTAAACTTTATGAAAAAAACCAGTCGTGCGAAGTTAATGCTAGTATGAGTTTCTTTAAGTCGGATATCGTTCGTGGAGACATCCAAGAGATGTTGGAGCTCCAGCAGTTTTGTTTCAGGTCAGCAATGAATTTCGTCCTCCTTGATCCTGATAGGAAGATGCAATACTTTGAGGCGCTTGAGACTCTTATTGATAAGCAGAAAGTATTCTACGCTCGTGCTAAACTGAGCGACGATCCCGAAGCGAAGTCGGTCATCGAGACCATGAAGCAAGGGGTCATCATGTTGGGTGCTGAACCCGACACGTCTATCGAATCTATGTTCGATCAGTTGTTGAAGAAAGTCCAACACATGAAGCAACAACTAGAGGCACAGGGTTGACGCCCGCTCCTGTGCCTGTTATTATGTCTGAGTGAAGGGCATCACACAAGCCAAATCCAACTAATCCAACTAATCCCATGGCAGCTAAATTTGCTTACACAATGGAAGAGGTTGCTGCAAAGTATCCTCAGTTCACTGTAGATCGTATCAAGTATGAGAAGCGAGTAATTATCGAATCTCTGCAGTGGAGAATTGAAAACCCAAGTTCACCGAAGTTTTCTCTTCGTCCAGATCTTATTCGATCCTACTTCCCTTACCTTGATAAGGAAGCAGTGCGATGTGTTCAATCTGCATTTCGCAACAGGTTCTACGACAACAAAGATGACGTAGATTATTCCAAGTATTGGAATGAACCTGCTCTGGCACAGGTTTTTAAAGACCTGGACAAGACGAATGCTGCTCTGACCAGTATTTTGATTGAAGGAGAAAACGCAGACGGTAGTCTTACTGCTCGTATGGGTATCGTACCTGCAGATATTGACAACTACATTAATGTTGAATACAATGGTCTTGTTTTCAAAGGTAAATTAAAGTCAGAAGCACACTTTTATGCTATTATTGATGCTGTCAGAAACTTTTGACAACATCACAAACCAAATCCAATTAAATCCGAGGTAATCTAATGTCATTTGCAGATCTTAAGCGTAAATCCCAGAACAACTTCTCCTACCTGCAGAAGGAACTGGAGAAATCATCCAGCGGTAAGAACGTTGATGAAAGGTTCTGGAAACCAGAGGTTGACGCTTCTGGCAACGGGTACGCAGTTATCCGTTTCCTTCCTGCTCCTGAGGGTGAGACCATCCCATGGGCAAAACTGTACTCCCACGCCTTCCAAGGTCCTGGTGGTTGGTACATCGAAAACTCCCTGACTACACTCAACGAGAAGGATCCCGTTGGTGAAGTGAACCGCCGTCTCTGGAACAGCGGTAGTGATGAAGACAAAGAGACTGCTCGTAAGCAGAAGCGTAAGCTCCAGTATTACAGCAACATCTATGTTGTGAAGGATCCTAAGCACCCTGAGAACGAGGGCAAGGTGTTCCTCTACAAGTATGGCAAGAAGATCCATGACAAGATCCTCGCTGCTATGCAACCTGAGTTCCAAGACGAGACTCCTGTCAACGTCTTTGACCTTTGGGAAGGTGCTAACTTCAAACTGAAGATCAAGAAGGTTGCAGGTTACTGGAACTATGATTCTTCTGAGTTTGATTCTGTCTCTGCTCTTAGTGCAGATGATGATGAACTGGAAGCAACATGGAAGAAGGAACACTCTCTCGAAGCATTCACTGCTAGGGATCAGTTCAAGTCCTATGAGGATCTTGAGCGTCGTTTGAACATGGTGCTCGGCATCAGTTCACGTCCTGCTCCTCGTAAGGTGGATCCTGAAACCTATGAGGATGAGAGTGAGGGTCGTGGTTACGATCACGCTAGTGATAGTTTCAATGCTCCTGACATCACACCTTCTCCTGTGAAGGAAGAAGCAATCGTTGAAGACGACGATGCTCTGTCCTACTTTGCTAAACTTGCGGAGGACTGATATGGAACACGCAGTAGAAGCATGGAACACGATGGGGTGGTTTGAGGGTTTCCTCTTTACTGTCTGGATCGTAGCTCTGTATTGGGGTAAACTCAAGATTGATCAACGGTTTGCACGACGCACTGTGTATCGTGTCAAACTAGAAGACAAATAACTTTACCAGGGTCTCCTAACCGAGACCCTTTTTACTGACCTTTACTTAAAGTTTAAACTAACCTTAGTTTACCTAACGGTTAAACCGTGCTAAATTACTTGAGGATCAAAAGTCGTTGATCCTTTTTCTATAATAAGGAATTCCAAATAAATGAAAGCAATCGCTCTAGCCGCACTGGCAGTCTCGGCATCTGCACTGGCGACTCCTGCCCTTGCAGGACCCTACGTTGAGTCCAAACACGAATTTAAAGGCACCGATGATGACTACAGCAAAGCTGTTCATCAAGGACGTGTCGGTTACGAATGGAAAACTGGTCGTCTCTCTCCTTACATTGAGGCAGGTCTAGGTGTTTCTGTTCCTGATGGTGGTGATAATGATACATTTAAAGCACTTGAAGTTGGTACAAAACTGAAGGTGACTGATAAGTTCTCTGCTTATGGTAAGTGGGAGAACATCTTCCAAGATAGTGATGACACTCGTGACTGGAAGGTTGAAGTCGGCACCAAGTACAAGTTCTGAGGTAAAGGAGAATGAAACTCAAAGCAATCGCTGCTGCCATCGTGGCAGCACCCCTGGTGGTGGCATGTGGTTCCACTGAGAAAGCAAACGAACCATTTAAATTAAATGGTGCTGGTGCTTCGTTCCCTGCCATGTATTATAATGCTGTCCTCAAGTCTTTCTCTGATGACACTGGAAACCAAGTGAACTATCAAGCAGTTGGTAGTGGTGCTGGTGTCCGTCAGTTCAAAGCAAAGACTGTTGACTTCGGTGCCTCTGATGGTGCCGTGAGTGATAAGAAGCAACCTGCTGAAGGGATGGTTCACATTCCTATGACGGGCGGTGCGATCGTCCCTACTTACAACAACCCTGGTTGTGAAGTTAAGATGACCCAAACAGATCTCGCAGATGTTTTCCTTGGCAAGATTGATAACTGGTCTTATTTCGGTTGTGCTGATAAGCGTATTGCTACCGTCCATCGTTCCGATGGCAGCGGCACTACCAAGGGGTTCACGAACTCCCTTTCGGCATTCTCTCCTGAGTGGAAGAAGACCGTGGGTACAGGTAAGGCAGTGAATTGGCCAGTTGGTATCGGTGGTAAGGGCAACTCTGGTGTTGCTGCTGCTATCACCAACACCCCTGGCAGCATCGGTTATGTAAACTATGGTTATGTTCGTGGTGATCTGCAACAGGTTGCTATTCAGAACAAAGCAGGTAACTTCGTGAAGGCATCTGCTGAGACTGCCTCTGCTGGTCTTGGTGAGATTGTCCTTGACGATCAACTGCGTGGTGCTGACGCTAACCCTGCTGGTGCTAACGCATACCCAATCGTTTCTCTCACCTGGATCCTTGCGTACCCTGAGTATGAGAAGAACGATAACGTGAAGGACATGCTCCGCTACATGCTGACGCCTACTCAACAGCAGAAGGCAGACGCACTAGGTTATGTTCCTCTCCCTGAATCACTGCGTCAGAAAGCACTTGCTGCTGTCGAAACGCTGAAGTGAATTC